AATGCAGAAACAGGTGGCAATTTAAAACCACCAGTCAAGTCGGGAGATAACCCTCGTAGGGCATCCTTTTTAGCACGAATGGGCAATATGCCTGGCGCTGAGATAAAAGATGGAAAGCCTACCCGACTTTTACTTTCTCTTAGAGCTTGGGGCGCAACGTCCAAGGAAGACGCTAAAGCAAAAGCTAAAGCGATCTCTAAGAGGAATATGAAGTGAGACCAGTATCTATCAGTAAGAATTTAACTGCTAATACAGCTACTACGCTGTATACAGTGCCTACTGGATACTATGCAAAATGCGTCTTAATTCACGCTTGTAACACAGCTCCAAGCAAACACATTTCATTTAGTTGGTATGACGCAAGTACTGCTACATCAACTTTAATTGTTAGCGAACAAGTTTTATCAGCAAGAACAACATTAACGCTTATTTCAGACACACAATATTTTGTGATGGAAGAAGGTGATTATTTAACCACTACTTCTGAGGCTGGCTCAACAATGTCTGTACTTGCAACATTTGAAGTATCAGGAGCGCAACGAACATGACCTACTTAGAACTTGTTAACGATGTTCTCACTCGTTTGCGTGAGACTAATGTTTCTACAGTCTCAGAGACAACTTATTCCGCATTGGTTGGCAAGTTTGTCAATGATGCTAAACGTCAAATTGAAGATTCATACACTTGGAATGTCTTAAATCAGACAATCACAGTTACTACTGCTGCCAATACAAGTTCTTATTCTTTAACTGGTAGTGGTCAGAAATTCCGTATTGCTGAAGCTCTCAATACTACAAGCAATATTGTATTAGGCAACATTGCAGTTTCAGACATGAATCGCAGATTGAGCTTTGGTACACCAGCTACAGGTATTCCTTCTGACTATTGCTTTAATGGCTCAGACTCTAGTAACGACACAAAAGTAGATTTGTATCCTATTCCTGATGGCGTGTATACATTGAAGTTTGATGTAACAGTTCCACAAGCTAATTTGACATCTGATGGCACTTCAGTCAAGGTATTGGACTATTTGGTTGCTCAAAGTGCCTATGCTCGTTGTTTGATTGAGCGTGGTGAGGATGGAGGTACTGCCTCTTCTGAAGCCTATGCTCTATTCCGTGGAATGCTATCTGACGCTATTGCGATGGAAAGCACTCGTTACCCAGAAGATAACTTTGTGGCTATCTAATGTCTTCACCACTACAAAGTCAAAGCATTAGCGCACCAGGCTTCTTTGGCCTGAACACGCAAGATTCGCCATTAGATTTGGCATCTGGCTTTGCTTTGGTTGCCAATAATTGTGTGATTGACCAATATGGTCGTGTTGGCTCTCGCAAGGGATACACAAGGGTTAATCCATCATCGGGTAATCTAGGTGCTAATGACGTTACTGTTATTCACGAATTAGTCCAAAGTGATGGAACTTTGACTGTTCTGTTCGCAGGGAATCTCAAGTTATTTAAACTTGGTACTTCTAACGCAGTGACTGAGTTGACCTATGGTGGTGGCGGTTCTGCTCCTACTTTCACAGCTAATAATTGGCATTGTGCTTCTCTGAATGGGATTACTTACTTCTTCCAATCTGGACACGATCCACTCATCTTTGACCCCGCAGTAAGTACAACTACTTATCGCAGAGTTTCTGAGAAGTCGGGATATGTGGCTACTGTTCCGCAAGCCAATATCTGTATCTCAGCATTTGGTCGTTTGTGGGTGGCTAATACATCTACAGATAAAGTGACGATTACCTTCTCAGACCTGATTGCAGGTCATGTATGGGGGGGTGGTACTTCAGGAACATTGGATGTATCTCGTGTATGGCCTAATGGTGCTGATGAGATCATGGGCTTGGCGGCTCACAATGACTTCTTGTTTATCTTTGGTAAACGACAGATTCTTGTTTATTCTGGTGCTACTACACCCGCTACGCTTCAGTTAAGCGACACAGTAGGCTCTATTGGGTGTATTGCTCGTGATTCAATTCAGAGTATCGGTACAGACGTTATCTTCTTGTCAGACTCAGGTGTTCGCTCACTGATGAGGACGATTCAAGAGAAGTCTGCTCCTTTGAGAGACCTATCTAAGAATGTTCGTTCCGACTTAATAGGCTCTTTGGCGGTAGAGACTCTGGCTAATCTGAAGTCTGTTTACTCAGAGAAGAATGCTTTTTATCTGTTGACTCTTCCAGTAACAGCACAGGTCTTTTGCTTCGATACAAAGATGCAATTGCAAGATGGTGCATCTAGGGTCACTAAGTGGGATTCAATTGCTCCTACGGCTCTCTATTCGCTTCGTAATGGTGATTTATACATTGGTAAGAGTGGATACATTGGTAAGTATGCAAGTTTCTTAGATCACACATCAACTTATCGGTTTTCTTACTTCACGAACCATGCAGATTTGGGCGACCAGAATCAGATTTCTATTCTCAAGAGAATCAAGACTGTAGTGATTGGTGGGTCAGACCAGTTCGTCACGATTAAGTGGGGATTTGACTTTGCTGCCAACTATTTGTCGGGCAATGCTTACATCCCTGAACAGAAGAACTATGAGTATGGTCTTGCTGAATATGGTGTGGCAGAGTATTCTGGTGGTGTGCTTATCAAGACACTAGATGTGAATGCTTCTGGTGCGGGAAAGATTGTTCAAACTGGTTACGAAACCACCATTAACGGCACACAGTTGTCAATTCAGAAGATTGAAATTCAATCTAAGAACGGGAAAATATCATGAGTAACTACACAAAAAGTACCAACTTTGCGACTAAAGACAACCTTAGTCCTGGTGATCCGTTAAAGATCGTCCGTGGTACTGAGATTGACACTGAGTTCAACAACATCTCTACTGCCATCTCTACTAAGACAGATAACTCTGCTGCGGCAATTACTGGTGGTTCTATCAGTGGTATTACAGACTTAGCAGTTGCTGATGGCGGCACTGGTGCTTCTACGGCTACTGCGGCTATCAACAATCTGTTGCCAAGTCAAACCTCTGCGGCAAACAAGTACCTACAAAGTGATGGTACAAATGTCTCTTGGGATGCAGTAACTCTTTCTACTTCTGACATTACTGGCACTTTAGCGGTGGCAAATGGTGGTACTGGTGTAACTTCTTCTACTGGTACAGGCAATGTAGTGTTGTCAAACTCGCCAACACTGGTGACTCCCGCATTGGGAACTCCCGCTTCTGGTACTTTGACAAACGCCACAGGATTGCCAATCTCTACGGGTGTAAGTGGTTTGGGTACTGGTGTGGCTACTTTCTTGGGTACGCCATCATCTGCTAACTTAGCCTCTGCCGTATCTGACGAAACAGGATCAGGTGCTTTGGTGTTTGCCAATAGCCCAACCTTGGTCACTCCTGCTCTTGGTACTCCATCAGCCTTGGTAGGCACAAACATCACAGGAACTGCCTCTGGTCTGACTGCGGGTAACGTCACCACTAACGCAAACCTCACAGGTGCAATCACTTCTGTTGGCAATGCAACATCTTTGGGTTCATTCAGTTCTGCTAACCTTTTGGGTGCTTTGACAGACGAGACAGGAACAGGATCAGCAGTATTTGCTACCTCTCCTACCCTAGTAACTCCTATCCTTGGAACACCCACTAGCGCAACCTTAACAAACGCTACAGGTCTTCCTATCGCTACAGGTGTATCAGGTCTAGGAACTGGCATTGCTACTGCTCTAGCGGTTAATACAGGCTCTGCGGGTGCGCCAGTATTGTTCAATGGTGCATTGGGTACACCCTCTAGTGGTACTGTAACTAATCTAACAGGTACAGCCTCTATCAATATCAATGGTACTGTGGGTGCTACTACAGCATCTACTGGTGCGTTTACTTCAGTTACAGCATCTGGTGATGCAAGCATCTCAGGCACTGTTGGAATTGGTGCTTTTGCGGCAGCTTCTGCTACTGGTTTAAATGTTCGTTTTATTGGTAATTTAACAAGTGCTGATATTTCTGGTGTAGCGTCTTCAATTAGCGCACCCGCAACCGCATCAAGTACAACCATAAATTTTTACAGTAGTTTAAGAACTACGGCAACTTCAGGCTCTAGGGGGTTTCTTTACAATTATTATGCTGAAACGCCATCAATAGGTGCTACTTCAACGGCAAGTACAATTTATGGGTTTTTTGCTAGAAATCAGGGCAATGCCGCAATTAACAATGCTTATGGTGTTTATATTGAGGCTCAAAGCGGCTCACCTACAGTTAACTATGGTTTATACAATGGCGGTAGTTCAAGACTAGATGGCAATGTGGGTCTTAATACAGCACCCGCATCATCAGGCACAGGTATCACATTCCCCGCAACTCAATCAGCATCATCAGACGCTAATACGTTGGATGACTATGAGGAGGGAGTTTGGGTTCCATCTTTCACATTAGATTCTGGTTCTGCTACGCTAAATAGTTCTTCTGGAAACTATGTAAAAGTTGGAAAGCAAGTAACTTTAACTATGACTATTTCGTTTTCATCAGCAACTGCGGCACTTATTAACACCATAACAGGACTTCCATTTTCTGTTGAAGATGTAGCCGCAATTGCCGTGGGCGCAGTAAGAGAAAATGGGAATACAGGTTTTATGTGGCAATTAAGGCCAAGTCGAAATACAACTACAGCACTTATAAGAAAATATGATAATACTCAAGTCGTAACGGCTGGTGACCAATTTGTTGGAACAGTAACCTATTTCACAAGCGTTTAATTAACTACATTGGATTGATGTAGTCGGACACTTAACTTAAAAGGAAAATCATGTCACTTACCAAAACCACAACTGTAGACCAAATTACAGTAACTGAGAACGGCATTGTTCTGTCTCGTGAGGCTACACGCATCATTGAAGATGGTAAAGAAATCAGCAAAACATATAGCAGAACAAGCCTCACACCCGCACAAGACCTGACAGGCGTTCCCGCTAATGTTGTTGCAATCTGCAATACAGTCTGGACTGCTGAAGTGATTGCGGCTTATCAAGCGGCTCAAGAAAGCACAACGCCATGACAACTTACAAATGGGTAATTACCCAAACTGACTACGAAACTGCAACGGGTTTCATTACACAAGCGCACTGGACTTGCCGTGCAGTAGATGGCGACAACATGGCTTCAATCTATTCAACTTGCTCATGGGCTTCTGGTACACCAGTAATCCCCTATGCGTCTGTCACTATGGCTGAAGTATTAGATTGGGTATGGGCTAATGGTGTTGATAAACAAGCCACTGAAGATGCTCTAGCGGCTAATATTGCTTTGCAGAAGAATCCTACGCAAGCGTCAGGCGTACCTTGGAGTGCAACATGAAATTAGAGTTAGACGTTAACGAGATTAACTTTGTATTACAAACTTTGGGGCAACTCCCATCGTCTAGCGGATGCTGGCCTCTTATCGTAAAGATTAAAGAACAGGCTGAAGCGCAAGTTCCTAAAGAAGCGGAGTAAACATCATGGCGTACACAAGTCAAGAAATTGTGGATTTCCTACTTAGGAATCCAGGCATGACCGATGAGCAAATTGTTAAGGCAATGGAAACCTATGGGGTTTCTCCTGCTCAGATGGCTCAAGCTGTTGGCTTGTCAGAGGGTGAGGTGCTTTCTAGGGTTGCGGTTACTGTTCCTCCTGGCTCAAGTGTTACCCTTGGTGATACTCGTGTTGCTCCTCAATATCAAACTACTGGTTCTGGTATGGATCAGCAAGTTGGCGGTCTTGAGAATGTTTATGTTGAAAAAGTCCCAACTGGCGATGTTAACTATAAATCCCCTGTTGGAACACCAATTCAGGTTTACAGTCCT